ACGAATCATGGAGGGTCCCCGTGAAGGAAAAGCCGGAACGCCTCGTCTACGAGGTGCCCGAGGCGGGGGCCATGCTTGGGCTTAGCCGCAACGCCGCATACGCAGCCGTCGCGCGCGGCGAAATACCTTCTATCCGCTTCGGCAAGTTGATCCGAGTGCCCAAAATCCCCTTCGATCGGATGCTGGAACAGGTCGGCTGCGCTGCGGGGCCATTATCGAAGGTCAGCTGATCCTGCCAAATGACGGCGCTCCTCAAATACGACGCCGCCTGCCGCGCACTCGCCGAGGCCGTCAATGCCGACGAGGTGATGAGCATTCGCCTTGAGGCCAAGGCCATCGAGGCGGTGGCGCGGGCCGCAAAGAATCTGGAGCTCGAGATTTACGCCGTGAAGCTGCGGCTGCGCGCAGAAGCGCGGCTCGGCTATATGCTGGCGGAAGCCGAGCGCACCGGCATTCTTCGGGTAGGTCGCCCGACAGCCGCCGCCGATAATGGTTCCGCGGAGGAACCATTATCGCGCATCAAGCTCAAAGAGATCGGCGTCGATAAAAAGCTGTCCTCGCACGCGCAAAAGCTCAATGGCATCGGCCAGCGGGCGCTTGATGGCATGTTCGATCGGTTCCAATCGGAAAGCCAGCGCCGTGGACGGCTGGCGCTCGACGTGATCCACGCAGAGACCGCAAATCGGAACGCCGAAAGCCGTCGGCAATTGGCGCGCGAACTATCGGAAGCGACGGCGCTATCGCCGACTGGCCGCAAGTTTCCGGTCGTCTATGCCGACCCGGCGTGGCGGCGGAAGGCAGGCGTCGGCGATCGCGCCTACGAGAACCACTACATCACCAGCGCGTGGGATGAAATCCTCGCCATGCCGGTCGCGCAGCGTGTGCTGCCCGATGCGTGGCTCTACCTTTGGATTCCCCGGGCCCATCTCCTCGCGCTGCATCCGACCGACATCGACACGCCGCTCGGCTGCACGACGATCAAGCTGCCGCTGGCGTGGGCAGTCGCGCAAGCGTGGGGCTTCGACGCCTATTCGACGTGCTTTATTTGGACGAAAACCGACGAGGAATCGCCAGACGATCACGGACTCGGGTTGATCGTCTGGGATCAGGATGAGGTGCTTTGCCTGTTCAAGCGTGGGCGCGGCCTGCCGAAGCCCGACACGGACGCCAAAGTTGGATCGAACCATCGCGAGCGTCCCGGCGCGCATTCGGCAAAGCCGCCGTACTACCGGGACATGATCAATGCCATGACCGGCACTCTACCGGTGCTGGAACTATTCGCCCGCGAAGATCAGCTGCTGCCGCCTAATTTCTTCACCTGGGGCAATCAATCAAAGAACACCGCTGAGCTGCCGCCCCACAATACCGAAACCGAAGAGATTATCGAATCCGTCGCGAATGGCCCGACCTCTATTCGCGATGAGGAGCCCGCGTCCGTCCCCCATCCCCCGACACCCCAGACGGATGCGGGCTCACCTATTGCAGATGATCCCCTGAACGAAATCCCGCCGTTCCTCCGCATCGGCGATCCGTCCTGCCCTTGGTGGAGCCCGCTGGAATGACCTCCTGCCGAAAACTCGCTGCCGAGCCGGAACGTCGCGAAGTTACCGTCTACGACGGCGCGCTCTGCCTCGGTCGAATTGTCATCGAAGACAAAGCGTTCACTTGCTACGACTCGCAGGATCATCCGCTTGGCGTCTTTAAATGTCAGCGCGACGCAATGGCCGCCTTCAATACGGGGCGCGCATGATCATTCGCCGCAAGCATAACGGCAACTTCACAATCGTCCCTAACACCCTTGTCGATGACAAGCGGCTCTCGATTGAAGCAAAGGGCCTGCTGGCCTATTTGATATCGCGCCCCAACAATTGGACCGTCAGGCACAGCCATCTTCACAAGGAGCTTGGCATTGGCAGGGATAAGCTTCAGCGCATCCTGCGCGAGTTGATCCGGGCCGGATATCTCGAACGTGATGACGAGCAACCGCGCGACGACGACAATCAGTTTGCGGCATACCACTACATCTGCCGGGACGTTCCGATCTCGACGGCCCCCCCTCCGTTGCGGGGTTTCCCGCTGCGGGGTTCCCGTCAACGGAAAACCCGCAACGGTAATAATACTGATTCATCTAAAACGGAATCTAATAACACCCCTCCAACCTCCCCTCGGGAGTTAGCGGAACCGTCCCAAGTGGCCGACGACGAGCGCGCGAAGTCTGGCTCCGTGAAGGGATATTCGCTGAACCGCGACGGCAAGCGCACGATTGTCGACGGCGCCGAGGTTATTCAACATCGCGTCGCGCAACTCCTGGGCAATGGCGATGTCGCAAAGGGCTGGTTGATCTTCGGAAAGCTGTCAGACGGCGATCGAGATGGACTGACGGCGCAAGCACGGGCGGACAAGCTCACCGATCTGACCGTCACCGCAATGCGTATCAAGGCGGGAGGCGAGCAATGAGGCTTCGCTCGGAGCGCAGCTCCCGCAAAAGCAAAAACAGCTTGGGTCCTTCCAAAGCCCCCCTCCCACCTCGGGTCACGCACGAGCGCTTGATATCATTCAACTTTTTCAATTTGCAGGGGATTCCAAAGGGCGAGTTGATTCACTCCAAGATCAAAAATACTCAATCGGAGGAAATACTTAGCAGTAAAATTTTTTTTGGTACGCCCGCGACAATCCTGGATTCCTTCGGCGGATTCGCTTGCGAGGGGGGCGATTGAAATGCGGGTCTACACCACAAAGCCGAACGCCCGTCGCGCGGCGCGGCGACAGGGAACAGACCCCGAGCTCGTCCGCGAGGTCCCTGGCGGCTTCGCGGTCGGCAATGCGCCCGCTCCCACCGAAATTGAAAAGCAGGACGGCGAAGCCGATTTGGCGACGTTGGCGTGGTTGTACGACTGCTCGGTCCGGCAGATCGAGAGCCTTGCTGCCAAGGGTATCGCCGTGCGCATCGGCCGCGGCCGCTTCAATGTGACGCTGACGACGCGAAACTATGTGCGCCATCTTCGCGAGCAAGCTGCCGGCCGCGTCGGTCAAGACCCGACCCAAGACGGCGTCGCGGCAAGCATTGAATTGAAACAGGCCAACGCCCAGCTGATCCAGCTCCGGCTGCGCCGCGAGGTTGGCGAATTGGTCGCGGCCGCCGATGTGCGTGAGGCCTGGGGAAGGGTGATGCGCGGCCTGCGGCAGTTTGTGCTGGCGCTGCCAGGCAAGATCGTCGCTGTCGTGCCGACGCTCAGCCTGAACGATCGAAGCGTGATCGAACAGATTTGCCGCGATGGTCTCGAGGATGCCTCGATGCAGCGCGGCTTCGATGCGTCGCCCGATGTTCCAGAGGAGGAAAAAAGCCGTGTATCCCATTGATGCGCTCGTTCGGGAGGCGCTGGCGCTCCTGCGCCCGCCAGCTAAGCTCACGCTTTCAGACTGGGCGGAGGAGAATTTCGTCCTCGCGGAAACCTCGTCGGCCAAAGCCGGCCGCTTTCGGTTGTGGCCGTACCAGCGGGAAATCCTCGACGCGATCGGCGATCCGCAATACGAGCGCGTCACGGTCATCAAAAGCGCCCGCGTTGGTTATACGAAATGCCTGATGGCAGGCATCGGCGCCACCGCCGCGATTGATCCGTGCTCGATGATCTTGCTGGTGCCGACCGACGATGACGCCCGCGGCTATGCGGTGGACGAGGTCGAACCGGCATTCTCACAATCGCCCAGTCTCAACGGCCTGATAAGGACCGGCCGTGTTGATGGGCGAAATACTTTGACGATGAAGTCGATTACCGGCGGCGGGTCACTCAAAATTCTGTCGGCGCGTTCCCCGCGTAATCTTCGGCGCCACGACGCCAAGAAATTGTTCATCGATGAGGAAGACGGAATGGAAGTTACGTCGGAAGGCGACCCGATCATGCTCGCCGAAAAGCGGACGCTGGCGCATCCGGATCGAAAAATAGTGCGCGGCAGCACGCCGACCGATGAGCTGACATCCTCCATCAATAGGGCTTACGAGGAATCCGACCAGCGAATCTATGAAATCGCTTGCCCCATGTGCGGTTGTTTCTTCGAACTGCAATGGGAGATGATCGTCTGGCCGTCCGGCGAACCCGACAAGGCAGCCTGCGCTTGTCCACACTGCAGCGAACTGATCGAAGAGAGCCATAAGGCAACAATGGTTGGCGCCGGGCGTTGGCGCCGCATGCAGCCTGATGTCAAAAGTCATGCCGGATTCCGCCTCAGCACTTTGCTTTCGCTTCTCGTCAATGCGCGATGGGGAAAACTTGCCGAAGAATTCTTGCGGGCCCGCCGCGCTGGTCCAGCGGAGATGCAGGTTTTTGTCAACACTGTGCTCGGGCGCGTGTGGAAACACTCGCTTGATGAGATTGACGAACAGTCGCTCGCCGCGCGCGTCGAGAATTTCGGGCTCAAGCAAGGCGAGGATCGCGTCAGCCGATTTCCTCGCGAAGTCCTGGCAATCACCGCCGGCGTAGACACTCAGGACGATCGTTTTGAGATCACGATCTGGGGTTGGAACGACAGCCAGGCTTTCGTGCTCGGTCATTTTGTTGTGTGGGGCTGCCCGCGCGATGCGCCTGTGCAGGCCGAGCTCGATAGGTTGCTGCGGACGACGTGGTTGCATCCAAACGGATGGCGCATCGGCATCGATGCAACGGCCATCGACTCGGCCGGTCACTTCACCCAAGCGATCTATGATTTCTGCGGCCCGCGTTTAAGCCGTCGCATCTATCCGATCATTGGCCGATCAGGAACACGGCGGGTATGGGAAGCCAGCAAGCGGCGTAAGGGCGGCGCCCGGCTTTTTGTCGTTGGCATCGACCAGCTGAAGACCGAAATTCTGCAACGGTTGCCGTTGCCTTTGCTCGATGAAAACAAGGGGCCGATGCCCGGCGCAATTCGTTTGTCGAACGATCTGCCGGAGGATTGGTTCGAGCAAATCGTTGGCGTCCGCCGGG